TTCTTTCCTCTTTTTCTTTTAACTCTTGTTTTTTTCTTTCAATTAATTTCTTTAAAAAATCTTTCATTTTAATTTCCTCCTAATAAATATTTAATTTTTAGCTTTTCAAGCTCTAATTGCTTTGGAGTAGTCTCCACCGCTCCACTTCTAGCAGTCTCCACCGCTAGGCGTGCAGTATCCACCGCACTTTTATCTCTAGCAGCTATCGAAGTATCTTCATATGCAGGAAATGTTACTGCACTAACTTCAACAACTGTTGAAATTGATTTTATATGTCTTGTTGGATAGTCTGTGTCTAGCCCTTCCCATTCTTCATCTTCTATTCCAAACATAAATGACATACCTGTTATGTCGCCACGCTCTATTGCACTATATAAATTTCTAGCCTCACTATTATTTTCTACATCTAGTTCTACTCTAATTTCCATACCTTCATCATCAACTGTTAATTGCATTGTAGAATTTTTTGTATTTTTCCTTGATCTTGCAAGTGGTATTTTAGATTGATCATGATTTACAAGAAATCTAACATCTTCCAGATTGGTTTTCTTCAAAGCCCCTCTTTCAATTATTTCTGCGAAAAAACCTCCTATGTCTGTTTTACTATCATACACAATTGGTCTTCCAACAATAATGTTTCCTTTCTTTTCATCCTTTTCTGCTCTAATTTCAAAGTCGTAATTTCTTCTAATTAGTTCATTCTTCATTTTTGTTACCTCCATCCTTTTTTATTTTGTTATTTTCTGCATTTGCTTTATTACTTGACATAGCAATTTGTCCTGCAAGTTCTGGAAGTGGTCGCATTCCAAATGCAGTTCTTAATTCATTTTTATAGCAACTTGCACTATCAACTAATACATCAAATAATTCTATTTTTTGACTTGTATCCATAAATATCAATTCATGTGGATACATCATAACTTTATTTTTGAAACCTTTTTCTCTATTTGTAAACATTGTCATTGTAAATGATTCACCTGTCCTTTTTAAAATTGGTTCTAAACTTTTTTGATAAAATGCTTCATATTGTGGTTTAGTATAATCTCCTGTCAAAATTGGAAGTGAAACACCTATATTTCTCAATATCTTTTCATCTATGAATTTTAGTGTTGTAGCATCTACTAATTGTATTTTATTTTGTAGTGGGATGTATTCTCCCTTTATATCTAATGGCAAAAATCCACTTTCATTATTAGCTAGCCTTTTTTCTATCTCTTTGATGTTATTTTCCATCTTTCCATCATCCATTAATGTGTTATATTTAATAACTCCATTAATAGAAAAAGAACTTTTTAGTGCTTTTGCAACTCCTTGAAGCAATGTATTGTTTAATTCCAATGTTTTCAGTAATGCTCTATTATCAGGTTGTCCAAATTCGTTACCTCCCATGAATTCATTGATGGAATATCTATATCGTATATGTATTACATCTGAATATGCTAGCATTGTTTTGTATCCATTTCTGAAAGTAAATTCTATTCCAAGTTTACCTTCTGGATCTTGTAAAAATGTAACATTTGTTGGTTGTATTGGATAAAGTCCTGTATAATGCTTATTTCCCTTTATATCCTTATAATAAGTTGGAATTATAAAAGAGTTATAATTTAAAAATAATTGCCAATATACTTTTTCAAAGAAGTCTGTTTGTGTCATTCTCTCATTTGGTTGATCTAATAATTTCTGTATCTCACTATTTTCTACTGGTACTAAATCACTTCCACTTTGCTTTATGTGAAATGGATTCGCTTTTGTCAACTCCGTAACTAAACAAGCTATAGCTTGTTGTATTACATCGCTTGCATAAATATCCTGCCCAAACTGCGAAAAAATGGGAGTGTACCCATTTAACATTTTTGCATAATTTATATTTGGTTTTGTTTTCTTAAATTTATTAATAAAATCAATTAATCCCATTTTGTTTACTCCTTACTTATTTATTAACTTGTGAAACTCGTTTCTGTAGCGTCTGTATATCTCGTATAAAATTATTAATGTTACAGCACCATCAATTCTCTTGCTAGCTTGTTTCTTTACTTTAACACACATAATATTACCTAGATTATCCATTTCAATTGCTGCATTTCCAAGGCACCATCTATCCATTTCATTTTCATTGTAATTTATTACTTGGTCTTTTAAGTCTGCCTCTACCAATTTCATTGCATTAGACAAAACTTTACCTTGTAATATCATTTCTGTTTCAAGACTGTATTCTCCCATTCTGTCTGTAAATGATTTTGAGAACCTTTGGTCATAACCTGTCATATATGTTTTTATGTTATAGTTTTTGTACAGTGAATAAAACCAGTCCGCAACCTTTGATAAATCAATTTCATTTCCTTCGTGTATTGTAAGTATTCCTTTTTTTGCCCACTCTTCATATTTTGCTCCTGCTTCTTTATCGTTACTATCTTGAAGTTTGCTTTCTGGTATCCAATAATGTGTATGAACATATTTTGTTTTGCAGTCTGGCTTCATTAATAATATTTTTGCATTTGATAAGTCAGTAGTTGCAGATAGATCAACTGCCCCCAAACAAAAAGAACCTCTAAACTCTTCAAGTTCAAAAGGTTCTGTTACATAACAGTAATCTTCATTCATTAACCATGCTTGAGCATTGTTTTGTTTTATATTAAAGTCCTTGCAAAGTGTGTGCATTCTTTTCGATTTAGACTTTTTGGATTTTTCAATTTCTGTTCGTAGTGATTTCCATTTCTTCACTACTCCTAAACCGTGGATTTGATTTATACCAACTTTGTTCATCCTGCCATATTTCCTCTTCACTATCTTGCGTGTATAACCATGGCAAATAATGAATATCATCCGTTTCATCAAATATTACTTCTCTTGCATATACTAATTCATGATCTAAATATCCATCATTGATAAATCCTTCCGTTGTCAAGTTGATGAATAATGGCTCATCTTTTGTTGACATTGATTTCTGCCCTGCTTCTGCTATTTCATCATTTGGTGCATCGTGGCTTTCATCCATATACATTTTATCTATATTTCTACCATCTTTATTTTGCGTTTTACTTGACATTTTAAATATTGTTATATTTTTCTTTGTATTGCAAATTTGTGACATGTTTTTATGTGTAATTTTTGAATGTGGATCTATTCTTTTCCTCATATTGTCTACTTCATTCCATAACAAACTAGCTTGCTTGTCATCATTTGAGGCACAAACTATATCCATACCACCTTCGCCAATTCTCAAATCTGTGTGTGCATCTGCTGCCATAAGTGTTGTTTTTCCATTTTTTCTTGCTATTAGTAAAAGTATATTTTGAAATCGCCTTACCCATCGTTTTAATTCTTCATCATATACTTTAAATGAATAAATTGTTTCTATAAATGCTTTTTCCCATAATAGTAATTGCATTGGCATATTATAAAATGGCTTTTTACTTTGTAAACATAGATTTTCCATAAATTCTATTCTTAAATGGCTTTCTTCTAAATCATATCTATATCGTGGATCATCTAAATCTCTTATCAATTTTTGTAATTCTGTTTTTAACTCTAATCCTACAATTATATTTCCTTTTTGAATTTCACTATAATATTCTTTTAAATAATTAACTTCCTCCATATTTTTTTCTTTGCTCCAAAAACTTTTGTACAGGATCCTCTTCTATTTCATGGCCATTAATCATTGAATACACCATTCTTATTGCATTCATATAACTTTGAGAATGCTCTTTATATAGTTTTGCTGCCTTAGTTACTTTTTGTTTAGTTGGATCTTTGGGATGAATTCTAATAAATGGCATTTTCTTTAGCTCTTCCATTCTTTCTTCCAAAAAAGCTATATCATCTAAAAGTGGATTGATTAATTCCTTCTTATTTGTTTCTACATCCTTAAAAATTTCATCTAACTTTTCTCTTCTTGTCATAAAAACACCTTTCTTTCTGTATCTTCTTTTTTGAAATCCAAAAAAAATGAATTTTTTGCCTCGTGTGAAAAAGAGGTACCCCTTACAGTCCCCAGACACTAGTTCATCATTAAGCTAGGCGGGGGGCTATGGTTGAAAACTTTCAAACCATTCTTCTATATATTTTCTCCAAGCATCGTTTTTGGCTCTGTTTAAACATATATCCTTTTCTGTTTCTATAAATATCAGTTCTGCTCCTAGTTTATCTGCCAGTCTTTGTCTTTCCATCTTTAATGGATATGTTCCTACTATAAAAGCATTTTGCCAATTTCCCAGTCGCATCTTTATTTGCTCTAACAAAGTACTTCTTATCTCAAAAACATTTTGCTGTAATTTCTTTGGTTTATTATACTTATCGCAAAAACTAATACATTCCCATATTTTATCAATATCTACTATTAAATCATCCGCTGTTGCCTGTTCATCAACCCATGTTGATTTACCACTGCAAGGCGAACCATAAACAATATATACTTTTTGTGGTAATTCATATCCAAATCGATGATGTACTTTATTATGACATTTGAAATGTATTAACATTATATTTTCTGGATTAAGACTTATATTATAATCATTAACATTTATATTATTTAGTGGTATTTTATGATGTCCTATGCAATCGTAAGCCTTTACTATTTCCTCTCCACAATACTCACAAATGAGTTTTCCCTCTTCATTTACTCTTTCTAGTTTCAAATTTTCTAGTAATTGCTGCCACTCTTTAGATTTATATAAATCATGGGGATTTTCAAACATAACATATTCCCCTCCTTACCATAATTCCTCTTCTGCTTGTTTTTCTTTTAGTTCCAACTCTCGTTTACTAAATCCTAACTTTATCATATTTTCTCTGCTTTTTCTTTTTGCTTCTGTCACTCTTGTAAGTCCATCTTCTATTCTTTGGATTTTATCAACAGTTGCTTCCGCTTCTGTTACTGTTTCTATTGCACCATCACTATTCTTTTTTCGAATATGTCCTATTGTCATATCTTTATCTGCTTTTTCCAGTTTTCTTATTCTTCGTAGCATTCTAACTTCTCGTATGGTTAGCAATTTGTATTCTGCCATGTATTCTTCCATTAGCAAATTATCTATGTCACTTATCTTATAATTTTTAAATAATTCTTTTTCTTCCTCTGTTAAAACATCAGTATATATTTTTTCATATTTATTTACTGTTAAAATGATAAATTCAAACCAAGATAAATAGTTTTCTGCATGGGATAAGAGTCTGCACTTGTCTCTGGATCCCAAAAATCAGAGTAGAATTTGCTTATTGTAAGAAGATTCACACCCTGAAGATATACACGCATAGATTTTGCATGAATTTTTTTAGTGAGATTTTCAGGAAGAGTATATCCTAATTCAATATTTTTTATACGCAGATAACTTGCATCCCGTTGCCACCATGTTGATGTTTTGTAGTTGTTTGCATTTGCACCATAACTCAAACGAGGTGAAAAGGCGTTTGGATTTGGATTATCCTCTGTCCAGCGATCAAGGAACATAGTCATGACATTACCCATGTACTTAGGACTACGGTCTGCTTGGAATGGCTGAAAATACCATCCTCCAGTTAAATAAGTAGAACGATTACCCGCTCCTTGTAACAGGAATGAAAAATCAAATCCTTTATATTTAAGAGATGCACCAAAACCATAAACTAACTCTGGCATTGACGGATCACCAATCCAAGTTCTGTCAGCTTCAGTAATCTTACCATCATCATTCAGGTCTTCATAACGAATATCACCTGGGCGAAGCTGTGTCTTATCCATCGAGAACTGCTCATAATATTCAGGCATGTTATCCAACTCTTCTTGAGAAAATAGGTGCATAGCTTTATATCCCAAAGTCAAACCATAACGAACCCCCTTGTAATCTTGCCAAGGATACGCATAATATTTACCGTCTTTAAGGACAGTATTTCTGGTAAAGGTAAAGTTACCTCTTGCTGAAATAAATAGATCTTTATTAATTTGTTTAGAATATTCTCCAGAAATTTCAAAACCTTTATTTTCCATTTCACCCATATTGGCATAAATATCAAAACCGTTTGGAAGACCCGCAACTTCAGAGGTTTGAGGTGACAAGAAAATATTTTCACGTTTTTCATAGAACACATCTGCATTTAAGCGGAAATTGTTAAAGAAACCGAGCTCAACACCGAGATTGTATTTTGTCGCAACCTCCCAAGTAACATCACTGTTTGCCATACGTCCTTCTCCGATTCCAGATTGGTATTGGTCATAATTAAGGCCGAGGTTGTTATACCCACCTGCAGATTCATTGATTGTGGCAAGATAAATAAAACGGGTTGAAGGAATCTGATCATTACCGACCTGTCCGATAGACGCACGTAACTTTGCCCATGTTAAAACTTCATTACCGGCCAACCAAGATTCCTCCGAAGCCACCCAGCCCAAAGCAATTGCAGGGAATATACCCATTCTATTACCCTTAGCAAAGTTTTCAGAACCATTAAAACCAACATTTGCCTCTAAAAGATAACGATTATCATAACCATACGTAACACGTCCTGCAAGACCAAGACTACGTTTAGGTAAGGATGTAATATAATCCATTCCTTGAATCATGTAGCGATTGTCCTTTACAAATCCCATAACTAGTCCACCAACATCGTGTTTTCCGAATGTACGGGAATAGTTGATAGTTGCTTCTGCATACTGTGAACGAGTAGACGAACTTGAGTGACTATAATTAAGATAATCCTGATATGAACTTGCATACCATTCTGTTGCTAACAAGTCACCGTTTTCATCACGACCTGTTGGTTCGAAAAAGTTTATACTACGAGAACGAGTATCTGCAGCATCAGTACTATAGTCATAAGCGTAAGTGAGTTTTGCAGTCAAGCCCTCTGTGATAAAATCCAAATTCTGATCTACAGTTAAATTTGCCCTTAAAGCATTGGAGATATTTTTTACGTAACCCCGTTGAGTTAACATGTTATATGGATTATTAAGACCATCACGGCCGGCCAATCTACCATCCTTTAATATGACAGGAAAAGCATTAGGTGCTGCATTAATTATATCACGATAAATAGAAGCGGAACCACCTTCAGCAGGCTCTGTATTCTCGGAGACATTTCCCTGTATACCAAAACTAACGGTTGTTTTGGGAGATATATCCATATCTACATTTGAACGGAAATTATAACGCTTATAATTTACATTTTCACCAAAACTCCCAATAGAAGAAGGTACCCAAGAATAAGAGCCCGGATTGATATGATACTGTCCCTCTTGATTATAGAAAGATACCGCAGTGAAATAGCGTGCATATTTACCACCACCAGAAATATTTACACTCAGTTTCTCTGACATTGTTAAATCTTTCATCAAAACCTCTTGCCAATCAACATTTGGATATACCTCTGGATCTGTCTGATCACGCATTGCCTTAATCTCGGCATCCGAATATTTAAACGAAGAAGAAATACCAGCAGTAGCATCTACAGCTTCATTGAAAAGCATTGAACGAGTCGCCGCATCTACAAAAGACAGACGCTTACTAGGTGCAGAAAAACCATGTTCATAACGAACATCTATTTTAGCTGGACCATCATAACCACGACGTGTATTTATAAGAATTACACCATTAGCGCCACGAACACCATAAACTGCTGTTGCAGAAGCGTCTTTCAATACAGAGAAAGATTCAATCTCAAGTGGATCTACATTCTCAAGCGGACGTTCTATACCATCAACAAGCACGAGCGGATTAGGATCACCTGTGAAAGTTGCTATACCACGAATCCAGAATTGAGCATCATCCTTACCTGGCTCTCCCGAAGATTGAAGAGCAACAAGACCTGCTACATTACCAACTAAAGATTGACTTAGTGAACGGACAGGAACCTGTAATTGGACAGGTTTTACGGAAGAAATAGAACCTACAACTGTTTCTTTTTTCTGAGTACCGTAACCTACTACTACAACTTCATCAAGACTTTGTGCGTCTTCTTGGAGAAGAATTTTGAGCCTTTGCCCACCTTTTACTTTGATCGTTTGTGTAATAAATCCAACATACGAGACCTCAATTGTTGAATTGTTAGGAACATCAATTTTGAACTGCCCATCTAAATTAGTCACAACTCCATAGTTTGATTGCCCATTTAGTAACATAATGTTAACACCTGGTAATGGCGTTCCTCCCGTATCTGTTACTACACCCGTAACTAAATTTTGTGCAGAAACAACCATACCAATCAATAAGAAGGCAATAAGTAGCAACATTTTGCTTTTTAAGAACTTCATACTGTGATTTTTTTAAGGTTAATAAATGTTTTGAATATCGCTGCAAATATACCCGCACTGACACCACCTGTTTTAACAAAATCGTCTTTTTTTATACAAATATTGTATTTTAATAGCTTTATAAAGATT